GTTCCACCTTACCTTCGTCGTTGTAAACGAAGCCACTGGCCACTTGCCTGAGCTTCATCAAGGCAGCGACTGCATTGACGGCCGAGATGTTGGACTCGTCGTTGATCTTGGAGAAGGCTTCACGCTTCATGCTCTCATAGACTTTCCGCACTGGCCCGGGCAGGTCTATGAGGATCTGATTCTGCAAGACTGTCCGCGGAGGCAGGTGGTCCTTTGCATCTATCCGCATGACGAGATCACTGATCTTGTCTGTCACCGCCTCCATCGCACCAAGCCGAGGCTCGAAGACAAACCCCATGTAATCCTTCTGCTCAAAGTACTTGGACTTGAACGCGAACTGATTCTTGCAGAGCCGCTCGCCTTGGTCAAGCAGGAATATCTGAGGCCAGATGTCCATCAGGCTGTTGGGTGTCGGAGTGCCTGTCAAGATCACCACGCGCTCAAAGTCTTTGATGTACTTCTTCAATGTCTTGAACCGCTTGGTGGCCGCGTTCTTGTACATCGAGGACTCATCGACAATCAAAGTCTTGAACTTGGGGGCCTTCGGATTGGTGAGCACTTCCTCCAGCAATTCTGGGTTGACCAGGTACACCTGAGAGGGCCTGAGAAGGGCCTCGGATCGGGCCTTAGGCGCACCGCGGAGGAGATTGAAGGTTATCCCCTCGGTATCGGCCCAAACGCCCGCCTCGGCCTCCCATACGCCCTCAATAACTCGGATCGGTCCGACGAGCAGCACCGGGCCTGGCAGGTCCTTGATTGCGTGCAATGTGATAGCTGTCTTACCAAGCCCCATGTCGGCGAAGACACCAGAGGACTTGCGGGACAGTATCCAATCAATCGCGGTCTTTTGATAGGCGTGAAGTGAGCGCATAGTAGTCGTTGATGAAGAGGTGGAGGGAGGAGATAACCATGTAGAAGTTGCCCAGGCCGACGGAGACTTTGTGCTCGAGGAAGAGTGAGTCCTTGATCCACTGAGCCAGGCGAACTGTTAGGTAGATGTCATCACGGAAATGGCGAAACAGATCGCAAGAGCGGAGTTGGTAGACGACATTAAGCTTGTTGTCCCGAATCATGAAGTGATACCCTATGGAGCAAGGCATCCGGCCGCCATGGACTCCGCCTGTGTCCTCAGGGAAGAAGACGGGAAGGTAGGCCTGGCGAGTCAGAGGATCGTTGGCGATGAGCTTCACGACGTCATTGAGGTCACCATAGTCATAGCGGATACCATGCAGCGGAGTGACTGAGTCGTTTGCATACTTGGGCCAGTACCGTTCCATGTAATTGTGGTTGAACTTGCCGTCAGTGCGGTGGGTGTCGGCCGAGTTAGACCAAGGCCAGGCAGTCCAGGTGGTTCCAGGATTGACCGGCTCGCCGCCTACGCGTTCCTCGAAGTGATCCTCAGCCCAAGGCATGTTCGGCTTCGTCTGTGTCTCAGCAGCGAACTGGTTGGGCGGGATAGGAGCAGAGAAGTCGTGGAATGTGATCTCACGCATCTGAGCCTCAGGACGGGCAGAGACATCCGTCGCCTGCCAGAAGCGTGGCTTGACTGAGGAGCCCTCGACAACCATCTTCCATTCGGTTGCCCGAATAGCATGGCTAAGGGATGGATAGTGTTTCATTGATAAACCTTTCTAATTGATCTCGACCATGAATTATAAGATATGTGAGACCCAACTTGGTGAGCCGTGATCCCCAATTCTTTTGAGCAAGTGAAGCCCTGCCTTTGTCCGTCTTCAGCTCCACAAAGATCACGCGGCCTGGCAACAAGAGCATCCGGTCAGGGATGCCGATGTACCAGGCCGCAGGCAGCTTGATGCAGTAGCCTCCGGCCTTCTTGACGGCCCGGGATAGCTGCTGCTCAAGGAGTGCTTCGCGTGTCACTTCCTGTACTGCTTAGAGATATAGCCTTCAGTGGCTATGGGGAAGTTGTCGGCCCAAGGACTGGAGGTGCAGAGTAGGCGTTCGAACTCGGCCAAGTCGGACTTGCTATCAGCTCCTTCCGCGATAGCCTCATCGTGGCAATGGCCGACGACATAAAAGCCTGCGTCGTTCGCTGCCACCATGCCGTCCCGGAGGATGTCACGAGTCTGAGCCTGGATAATGTTCTCAACAAGGCTTCCGCCGAAGGTGTCGGTCTTCACGAAGCTGGAGCCAAGCGGAGTCCAGAACTCGAATCGCTCTTTGATCTTGCCGTACCAGTCATACTCTCCGACTGTCGGGTTCGGGTAGGCTATGCTTCCGCTTGGCATGTCGATGAACAGGATCGGATAGCCGTTGGCAAGAGTCACTGGGCGATAGGTGAAGCGGCCAAGCTTCAAGGTCTTCCAGTACTTCGTCGCCTTGATCGCAGTCGCTTCCACATCAGCCCAGAACTGGATGATAGCAGGCACGCTTGCTCTGAAGCCTGAGACAGAAGTCTCAGAGAGCTCGTCGGAGATCCGCACTCCCCATTTGGCACAGGACTCAATGAACCTAGGTGGTCCCATCCCGTAGCCGCAGCCAAGGACTAACTGCTTGCCGATGAACCGCTTGTCCTTGTCGACTTGGTTGGCTGGGATGTTGAAGACCTTGCCAGCCATGATCTTGTAGGCATCCTCCTTGCGGTGGTAGGCCTGGAGCAGCCAATCCTCTTCCGCACTCCAGGCAAGACCACGAGGCTCGACTGAGGAGTAGTCGGCGACAAGGAAGTGCTGCTCAGATTCAAAGAAGCCTCGGATGGACTGAGCGATCGCGGTCAGTGGACGTGGGAATATCAAAGATAAGTCTTCGATGTTATCAGAGGAGATGAGGGACATCACTGTCGGAGGGTCTACACCTTTCTCAGGCTTCTGAAGGTTGTGCATCTGAACACCGGTGCTGGACCAGCGTCGTGTGCTTGCCGCGGAGAAGAGGAAGCCGCCACGGATGCGGCCATCCTCAGACACAGTGTTCTTGATAGCTGTGAGTTTCTTGGTGCCTGCCCGACTGAGTTCGATGCGGCTGTCTAACAACTCCTGAATGTCGTCAGGAATCCCAGGCTTCTTGATCAAGGCCTCGACTGTGCCTGCCTGAAGGTTGGGAACATCGAAGCCTCGGGACTTGAGGAACTCCATCGTCTTCGCTATCTGCGTCGGCTTGCATCCAGCGATCTCGACCGCACGCTTTAACACAGTCTTTGAGTACTCTTCCACATAGTCCATCGCCTTGGTGACGTTCGACATGTTGACGGGCATACCACGCTCATTGATGTCGTAGTCCAGCATGACCGCACGCTTCTCAACTTCAGGCAGTTTAGGCAGGACGCGGTCAAGCTCAGTCTCGACGATGACGTCCATCGCACAGTAGTTCATGAACTCCTGGAAGAGCTCCGGTTTGTCCTTCGGGAAGATTCGTCCAGCCTTTCCTGGCTTGGAGAATATGTTGATAAGTTCCAGTCCTTTCGGGTCCTTGTTAACAGAGAGTCCAAGCGCCGAAGCTGCTCCTGATAATGAGCCGGGTAGGGCAAGAAGTCTGGCTCTGACTGCGGTGCAGTCCCATTGGCTGGGCTTGGGGGTAACGGGGAAGCGGCATCGCTTCGTCCAGATGTTTCGCTCAAAGGAGACATTGTGTGCACAGATGAGTTCACCGCGTTCGATTGCGTTGAAGAGCGGAGTGAGCTTGGCCAAGTGGCCAGGGAGAGTGAGGTCCACGACTATCGGAGGATGTGTCCCATCGGAGAAGGCGAGGATGAGTGCCTCGGTCGATGGGTCCTCGGCGTACCTGAAGCCGCCTACTACCTTGATGTCAAGGTCAGAGTATGTTTCAAAGTCGATGTGGTAGGTCATGACGTAAAAAGAGCAGGACTAAGCCTGCTCTTCCTAAAGCGTTGATCGCTTATGCTGCCTCGAGGACCTTTGCGGCCTTTGTGTAGGTCACACGGCCATTCTCGGCTTTGGTTGCTTTCAGTTCACCGGCATTGACCATGGCAGTTGCCAATGCCGAGGTGCGCAGAGTGGTCAGGCCCAGTTCAGCGGCCAACTCGATGTTGGTGACGCCGTTCTTGCGAGCAGCCATTTTCTTGATCGTCTTGCGATACTCAATCGTTTCAGGAGAAGGAGCACGACCGACAGATTTAGTTTCAGCAGTAGCCATTTTGATTTCCAGTTTAAGTTAAAGGAGAGATAGGAGAAATTCCTACCTCCATTATGTCCTCTGTTTAGAGGAGTTCGTCTTCCGCTTCCTTGAACGCTTCAGCAGCAGTGCGACGGCTTCCAGCAATACGCTCGCCATCACCCAGCTTCTGGGCATTGTTCAAAATCGCAGCCACACCCTTGTTGCCCGCTTTGTCGAAGGCATAGAGCCAGACGTCAGCACGAGCAATGCAGCCGGAGTAGAAGTCGTCCTGGTCCATCATGGGCTCAGCATCCGCATCCACTACGCCGGGCTTGGTGTTCGACCGAGCAGTCAGCCAGAGCTTGCCTGCATAAGTCTCGTTGCCTTCCGCATCGCCGTCCCGCAGAGGATTCTTCAGCTGGCCTTTAGCCAACATCTGAGCCGCCTTCGGGCCGAACTTTGCCTTGGCCACTTCTTCGATCGCGTCCTTCACCTTCTTCAGCTTGGGATCGGCCTTGTCGAAAGCCAGAGTCAAGCAGAATTGCGGTTCTTTCGAAGGGTCCATTGGAGGTTGGGCCCGGAATACGAAAGCGTAGTTGGCGATGCCTTTTGGTGTCAGTAATTGCATGGTAATGTTCTCAGTTCTCAGTCTTAAAAATGGACTTGTCAGGATTAACGAAGCCCAGCACTTTGCCAGAAGAAACCTTCTGGACATATTCGGCAAGATCTTCCATCTTCTTGCCCAATATCTTTTCTACCTTGGACGGACTCAACGGCACACGAGGTGCAGCTACTTCCGGGTCCATGTATAGGGATAGTATGTCTTCAATCACCACCCCGTCTATCCATTTTCTTGTCGCGAGCTTGTCCCGCATCTGTGCATAGCCGAAGGACTCACCGGCATTGATGCGTGCTTCGAGCTCAGCCTCGATTGCTGTGATCCAGGACTTGATCAAAGGGATCTCCTTGGCCAGGACATCGAGTTCGGCAGAGGAGAGTGCGGAGACGCGGACTTCCTCGGGGTTGGGAGCTATATTTTTGAGCATAGCGATTTTCCTTTCACTGCATCATGGAGCTCTGTGTAGTTCTTCATCACGAAGAGGTAGTCGGTCTTGTCCAGCTTAGCCGAGGCCATTGCTTTAGGATCGAACATGTTGTAGTGTCCACTTGCACGGACACGCTCAAAGGCTTTGAAGTCCTTGAGTTGTTGGTCAGGGAACTCAAGCATCTGGATCACCTTTGAACAGCTTGATCACATGGGCCTTGACGCCCGGGCAGATAGTGAGAGCGGCACAGTACTTGCGACAATGAGCTCCAACGACTGGAGGCTTATTGGTGTAGCTGTCTGCGATCGCTGCCTGGAGTTTAGCCTTGAAAGCATCGAGTTCCTCGGGTGTCACGATCACTTCACGAATCGGGCCTTTGAAGTGGTTGGCACGAGGTTGGAGGATGACCAGGCGATAGCTTGAGCGAGGACCGAACTTAGCGACTGCACCAACGAGATAGATCATCATCTGGCTGTTGGCCTCCGCTTCGACGATGCCGAAGCCATACTTGAGGTCACCGACTGTGAGGCAGTCAGGATGGTCGACGATCAAGTCGGCGGTGCCGAAGAGATTGACATAGCCGAACTCCTCTCCGTAGTCCAGTTCCATCTCAGCATGGATGATGCCCGGCTGATCAGCAACCCAGTCAACGCATGAGCCGACATAGTCGAACATCTCCATGTTCTTGCAGTCTACACGTTTCATCAAGATCATGGACTCGAACAAGGCGTGAGCCTCAGTGCCTTCGTCGGCAGCGGCAGAGGATGTTTTAGGCAGCGGCACTGTGAGCCGACGCCATGCTGGGCAGAGCATCCACTTGTCACTCGCCGATGGGCCGAGTTCCGAGTGGGCAGGCTTAACTGCGCTTGGAGATGCTTGTGAGTTCATCGAAGAGCTCCGAGTAAAGTGAGGATGGGGCAGAGGAGAGGCTCTTCAAGCCGCGTGTGTTCAAGGACTCCTTGAGGTCGTCCTGGCGTCCAGCCTGGATGATCTTGCGGCCGAGTGCCTGCAGGTCGGAGAGTTCAATCTCTTTGGCCTTGACCGGTTCAGGTGCAGGCTTAGGAGCTTTAGGCGCGTTGAGATCTTTGGGGATTTGGTAGTCAGGATCCAGCTTCCAGAACTCAAGAGCGAGTTGCTCAAGGAGGGAAGCGATCTTTGGATAGTCAGGTTTCATAGTGTGCTCTCAGTTAGATGGAAAGGGTGCGAAGAGGATTCTAAGGGCTTAGATGAGGGTTGTGATCTCCTGTTCCGAATAATTTCTGAACTGTTCAGATGTCCAGACTAACTCTGTGCCATCTGCCTTTGTCACCAGCCAGCCTTTGTGGGCTCGGCTGTATGTTATGCTGCCACCTGAGGCCTTAGCAATAGCTGTCTTAGCATTGATCACTTGCTGTGGACGAGTGTTCGGGTCTTTAGGAGCACGAGGAGCCTTCGGTGCACTAGCAATAGCCCTGTCTTCTGCCTGCTGTTGCAGAGTATAGACTTTGCCATCTTCGTCCTTGTCCAAGTCGGCATGGAACTGTTGGATCGCCTTGGCGAGTGCAGCCTCGGTGTAGGCCTTCGAGATCTCCTGGATCAGCGTGTAGCTGTCAGAGGCAGCAACCACTTTGGACTTGAACTTCAAGATCTTCAACAGCGTGGACTGAGGAAAGCGGCAGAGAAAGCGTTCGCCTTCTTCGGGCAGCGATGTCATCCGCATGTATCTGGTTCCCATTTCGGTCTCCTAAAATTCTATTATAAGATATGTCAAAGGAGCTCTTCACCTGTCTTGACGATTACCTTCAGATAGGTCCGCTTGCCTCGGGCAGGTGCCGGAACGATTGGGACTTCTTCAATCAAGCCAAGGTCAGTGAGTGCCTGGATCGTCTCTTGGCGTACGCGTTGTGACATCTTCCGAAGTTCCTCTGGGAACTCTGCTTCGGCCAGTCGGCTGATGCTCCTGGCTGTCTGAGTCCTGCCTGCCGCAAGCTCCGCTTCAAGGAAGGCGATCATGACCTTCTGCGTGGCATCGTCCGCAGTCTTGCGGCCTGCTGAGCCTCCGACGCGTGCTGCCTGAGGGATGCCTATAGCGTCCTTGTACCCAAAGCCTCTGCGGAGCAGGAAGATAGGCCTAGTGTCGAGTTCTGTGTAGCTGATCTTGTGCCTGAGTAATGCCAGGACACGGCCGAACTGGTAGTCGTCGTCCTCACAACCTAACTCAGGCGGCACGAGGTATGTGGTGCCGTCGATCTTGACCTCATCGACCTTGATGCGAACGAGCTGATGCTGGAAGCGTGAATTGTCGGCGAATGCAGCGCCTCCGCGGCCCGCGTATTGCGTCAACGCTCCTTCTATGGCCATAGCCTTGCTGGTGTGGTGAACGAGGCGCACGGCCGCATTAAGTTCCTTGCCGATGCGTCGTGAGATCCTCAAGAGCTCGGCCATGCCATCGTTGCCTGATGTTTCGCCTGGACCAACGAGGCTGACAGGGTCAATGTGGATGTAAGCAATGTCCTGGCCTCGGTATGTCTCGATGATCTCGTCGGCAAGTGGCGAGGTGTCCAGGTTGCCGAACTTGTTCGCTGTCAATAGCCTCAAGCCGTCATGGCTCAAGTCGATACAGATGAAGCTGTCTAGTACCTTTTCGATCTCGCCGTCGGTTAAGAACATAGCGTTGAGGATCTGTCCAAGTCTGTACCCGACTGTTTCTCTTCGATCTTCTGCGGTCATGAACAGCACCTTGCCTGGCTTCGTGATCTCAAGGCCATAGAGCGGCTTGGCAAGGATGATGTGGATCGACTCGAAGATGGCTAGCGTAGTCTTGCCTGTGCCGCCTTGACTGACCAGGCCTCCTGCCTCTGCACTCAGCATGTAATTCTCGACAACGGCTTCTGGTACCTTGAGGCCGCCATTGAGTTCCGCAAGGGTGAAGTGCGTAGAGACTGCTTTGAGCTTGTCAAGGACTTCTGCTGCCTCCTCCGCTGAATCGCTGAACACCTTCTTGCCGACTGCGGATTCGACGAGGCGTGGGATCTCATAGAATCTGTCTTGCCATCTACCTTCAGTCCCGCTGGCCCATGAGGCATGGCGCATGAGTGCTTCCAGGAGTGAGCGCACGCTCGGACCATCCTGGCCACGGTTGACGAACATCATCGCCAGATCACGCAATGCCTCATGAACGCCTTCGCTGCCTGTGTGCACGACTTCATACAGTTCTTGCTGCTTGTCCGCAGACATGAAGTTCATCGACTGATTTTCGCCTGGAGCGGCCTTATCGAGTGCAGGCGGCATGACGACGAGGTCAAGGCATTCGCCTGTGCTGACCATGAACTTCGCTGGGTTCGACTTCACTGAGCCATAGTAGAAGGCCTGGCTCAGTGTCCTGGATTCGTTGGCGATTGGGTCAGGCAGCAAGTCCTCGACATAGTCAACGCATCGGATGCTCCATTCTTTGAGGAAGGCAACAGCACCGCGTCGCTCACAGCTGAATGGGAAGAACGCTCGCCACTTAGGCTTGGCTTCAGTCCAGGATGGAGTCGTGTAGAGTATGGCAAGCAAGCCTGATGCCTGTATGTCATCGAATGCTTTCTCAATGGTCGTCTTGCCGCCGTCGTAGTCGATCTCAATACCGCTGCGTGCTTTGATGAAACGATCGGCCCGAGATGAGCCCTTGGCCGTCAGGCTTCCGTCGAATCTAGCGGCCTTAAACAGCGGCAGAGAGGCCTTGTCGTCGGCCTGGGGTTGGGAGAGGAAGAGTGGCAGATCCTGTAGTTCGATCGTGTGCTCTTGGAAGTCGGGTTTGGTTAGTGAAGGGAAGATAGTCAGGAAGACTGACGGGGACGAATTCGCGGGTGCTTGCATAAGGGTCCTCAGGAGTTTTAGAAGCGGGGGAGGATGATTATCCTCCCCCGCGGTTGAAGTGCAAGGACTTATTTCGCGTAGGATTCAGTGAGGCCCCAGAGGTCCGTGTTCAGCTTCAAGTCACGCTCAATGTTCGAGATCGGGCGGCTGATGCCTTTGCGTGTGCCTGCTGTCATCGGGATGCCGCCACGCACGAAGTTCTCTTGGACCCGGTTGAAGACGGTCCAGAGGTCGGAGCCAGTATCCTCCTGGCGGCGAGGTGCCGAGAGCAGCACGCTGTCAAAGGACTTAGCGCCTTCTTCACCAAAGCGGAGGATGCTCGCCTCGCCTGTGTACCGCATGATCTCTTGGCGGTTCATAACTGTGCTGCGCAAGGCCTCTATGCGGTCGAATACGAGCGCGGATTGTTGACTCATGGCCTGCACATGGGCGAGGAGGTTTTGTGCCTCTAAGCCGATGTGCGTCTGCTTGAACTTGGCCATGATGTCGCCAACGACCAAGCCATTCGAGCAGACGAAGCGGATGAGGCCAGCGATGAGTTGAGCACGCGTGCTGCCGTCGTGTGAGTTCATGAACAGGATGCGTGGCGCAACATCCGCGTGCTTCTTGAGGTCGGCGTCCAGGCGGAAGTCGATGATGTGCTTGGAGTAGAAGGCACCTGCAGTCCTGCCGTTGTTCCGCTTGATGCTAGCGACGCTGAAGCCGGAGTCACGCATCTGAGCGATGACTTCGTTGCTGTCAATGTTGACATAGCGAGCGGACATGTCAGGAGCGGCATGAGTCGGGAGAGCGATAGGGAAGTTCATTTTGTGCTTTCGAGAGTGTTGACGAGACGGATGAAGGCGATGTAGCTCAGAGGCTTGGCGCCTGCGACGAGACAGTTGGCGCAGTGGTGGAAGTAGGAATTGTGCATGATGTGCTCCTTGAAGTTAGGAAAGGCCTGAGCCTTTCCTGCTTAAGCAGTTGCCTCGTCGGTGGCCTGGCGGGCCTCGGCAAACACATCCAGAATCTCTTCGCCTTTGTAGAGGCTGAACTCGCGGCTGCTGATCGTGATGCTGTTGCCGCCTGCATCAGTGATTGTCCAAGTGCGTGCGGCGTAAGTGATGCTGCCGCCTGCGGCTTCCATGATAGCCACTTTCTTGTCGATAGCAGGCTGAGGATTCAGAGGAGCCTTTTTAGCCTTAGGCAAGGCAGCGATCATGTCTTGGAGCAGGACAGGCTCACGGCCTTCGATTTCCGCTTGGCCTGCCTCAAGCCCTGCGTTGACGGCATCGGCCACTTCCTTGTGCGTGAAGTCAAGAGCGGCGAAGGGGTTGATCTCGATTGGCAGTTCTGTCTCGCCGATCAAGTCCTCGCCTTCAGGAGCCTCAGGAGTGGCAGCGCCGTCGTTCCAGGCCTTGATCTCGGCATCGTCCATTGCGGCCTCAGCGGCCAGCGTGGCGGCATCCGCAGTCTTGTAGTAGCGGCTGAAGGTTGCAGGGCGTGTGTCATGTGCCTCGAGCGAGCCGTCGGCAACTGCTGCCTTGACGAGTTCACGAGTGCGGAATTCGCTCTTCTCAATCGCCGAAGCGATCTCTTTGATTGTCAGAGGCTCAAAGGCGAGGTCGGCGAAGATGGAGGTAGAAGTAGTAGTCATAGTGCTCTCAGTATAAAGGTTGAAGGAAGGTTTGTGTGATTTGTTGTCACGAGAGAATTATGGCGTGTTTAGCCCCTGTTTAGTGGGTATTTCAAGAAGTCAAACGTAGCAGTTAAAAAAGATTCTTGCCGCCTGGAGCCACGCCTGGAGCAGGAGGCATCACTAACAAACGCGTGATCCGCACGCACCGCGTCTTACCATAGGATCTCATCGAAGTCTATGATCTTTGGCATATTCTCTTTATATTACCTTTTCAATGGGTAAAGGGCATTCAATAGACATGCACCAATTTCGTGCAAAACTCCGGAATGGGGCCTGCACTCAACGAACGAGGAGAGGCCAAGGCATTGGCCTTCTAAACCAAACAAATGGCGTCACGAGGCTATTTGGTCATGTGCAGGACCTCCTATACAGGACATATTGAGACTGTATTGATTGAGTCGTAGACTGTTGAGTTCTCGGTGCCTCGGTGACGGAGGCTCGGTGACGGAGTGCAGCACCGACTTCCCGCTGCCGAGGCGTTTGGGCTCCACTCCTCAATCCGTCTGCTCTGCCTCACACACTCGTGTCTTTAGCACGAAGTGTGAGCCGAGGCAGCGGAGCGGAGGATGAAATCAGATTTCTCGGTCGGTGACGCGCAGTTTGGTATATCTAGGGGCGTCCCCCGAGACACCGAGAAACTCCGTCACCGAGGAAACCCGAGAAAAACCTTTATAGATCAATGACTTAGCGTTCAACGGGTATTCTCGGTAGCGGTTCGGTGTCTCGGGCCGCAGCACCGAGCTCCGTCACCGAGAAACGTGAGTCAATGGTCGGTGCTCGGTGACATTGCTCGGTGACTCACGTCACCGAGGATCTCCGTCACCGAGCATCGACGGCATGATGTCGCGCCAGGCCTGGCAGTCCGTGATCAATGACGGCGGACGATGACGGCGACATGGACATATACACATGCGATTACATACATATGTACGAATGCACATGGCTGTCGCTGTCGCTGTCGCGTTTCACGGGGGGAGGGAGGACCGGCGCGAATGCCGTTTCAACCACATGCCCCTGTGAACAAATTTTTATTTTTCCATGTCCCAATACCGCACATACAGAAAGTCCTCACGTCCTCGTCTGCTTTTGCCGCCCTGGAATATACGAAGTATTCCATGGCAGCCAAGGCGGCGAGCTCGGTCGGTAGCGGGAGCATATCTCTAAGGGCGTCCCCCGCAGCACCGACCGAGGTTACGTCACCGGTGAACTTGGTGGGACAATCACCGTTTATTGCAGTATGATCCCCCTATGCCTACAGGACAAAAACGCTCTCCCCAGACCAAGGACCGTAAAGTCATCCCCTCAGAGGTAAGCCGAGCCAGGCCCACAAAGGGCAAGGACGACCCGCGGAGGATTCAGATACAAGAAGCTTTGGTCCCCTTGCTGTCCAAGAGCAACACGCTGGCTAAGGCCTGTGAAGCTCTGCCTCCAGAACTCCGAGTCTCCCCGGATACTGTCTTGCACTGGGTCTGTAATGACCAGAAGGGGTTTGGCCGGGCCTACGCCGAGGCCAGGGACATCAGTTTCAAGCTCATGGCCGACGAGCTAATCCAGATTGCGGATGACCGGAGCCAGGACTTTATCCCAGGACCGGACGGGACGATGGTCGCAGCCAATGTGAATGTGACTCGGGCTCAGCTTCAGGTCAACACGCGAAAGTGGTTGTTGGAGCGGGTGCTGCCGAGACTGTATGGAGCCCAGTTGAACGTCGTGGTCTCACAGGGGATTAGCGTTGCCGACGCCTTGATGGCTGCCCGGCAGCGTGCCACAGTGATTGAAGGCGTGGAGTTCAGAGAGATTGAGGATGATAGCGATCAACCTGTCGTAATGGACAGAGACAAGAGGCCCGTTGGGTCTGTGACCGATGTGAACAAACTACTGGCTATGAAATGAGAACACCTGTCTACTCCGACGAAGTCGAACAACACTTGATGGTGGACCTTTGGTCTGCCTCGTTGAGTGACAACCCGGAGGCTTTTGTACGGTATGTGTTCCCGTGGGGCCAGAAGGATACCCCGCTGGCAAGGTTCACTGGCCCGCGGAAGTGGCAGCGGGAAGTACTTGCTATCATCACCAAGAACATTGCCAAGAACAAAGAAGCTGGGATGACAGCCGATGAGGCCAAGGAGGAAGCGGTCTATGGAGTGATCCGACTGGCTGTGGCTTCTGGTCGGGGGATTGGCAAGTCAGCGCTGGTTGCCTGGCTGGTGCTCTGGATGTTAAGCACCAGGATCGGGGGCTCAGTCGTGGTCTCCGCGAACAGTGAGAATCAGCTCAGGTCGGTGACATGGGCCGAGCTGACCAAGTGGACAGCAATGTCAATCAACTCGCACTGGTGGGAAGTCTCAGCCACAAAACTGGTACCTGCTCAATGGCTGACTGAGCTGGTTGAACGGGACATGAAGAAAGGCACACGGTACTGGAGTGCTGAAGGGAAGCTTTGGAGTGCGGAGAATCCTGACGGGTATGCTGGGCCACACAACCACGACGGCATGATGTTAATCTTCGATGAGAGCTCAGGCATCCCGAACCCAATCTGGGAAGTGGGTGCTGGCTTCTTTACTGAGAACACTCCGAATCGGTACTGGTTCGCCTTCTCGAATCCACGCCGGAATGAAGGCTACTTCTTCGAGTGCTTCAACGCAAAGCGGGACTACTGGGAAACGAAGAACATTGATGCCAGAACTGTTGAAGACACAGACAAGGCTATCTACTCACAGATCATCGACGAGTTCGGGGCTGACAGCTTGCAGGCTAAAGTCGAAGTCTACGGGGAGTTCCCGGGAGAAGGGGAAGACCAGTTCATCTCCCCCGCGCTTGTCGATGACGCGATGACTCGGCCTCGGTACAAGGACTTGACCGCTCCTATCATCATCGGCGTGGATCCAGCGCGTGGAGGCCTTGACAGCACAGTGATCCTGGTGCGGCAAGGACGAGACGTGATTGCTGTCAAGAAGTACCATGGAGGAGATACTATGGAAACAGTGGGCCGAGTGATCGAGGCAATAGAGGAATACAAGCCAGTTTTGACGGTAATCGACGAAGGCGGCCTAGGTTATGGCGTCCTGGACCGTTTGACAGAGCAGAGATACAAGGTCAAGGGCATAAACTTCGGCAACAAGTCCAAAAACCCGATCATGTGGGGCAATAAACGGGCTGAAATGTGGGGAGCGATGCGGGAATGGCTGCGGACAGGGTCAATTCCGAATGACAGGAAGATGCGTTCTGACCTAATCAGCCCTCAAACCAAGCCAAACAGCGCCGGGACGATCTTTTTAGAGGGCAAGAAGGAGATGAAGGCCCGTGGATTGGCCAGTCCTGACTCTGCCGACGCACTGGCAGTGACATTTGCCTTTCCTGTCGCTCATCGGGAGACTTACGAGAGCAAAATAAACCTCGCAAACGGTGGAAACCGTCCATATAATGCCTCATCACCTGCTACTGGGTGGATGGGTCACTAAGGAAAAGCCATGGCTACTAAATTTAAGCCTTTTGAACGCTCCCCCAAAGACAATGAGCGCAAAGCTCCCGGCAAAGAGGGCAGCAAGCGCGAAGAGAAGTTCGACGCTAAACAAAAGCCAAAGAAAAAATAATGGCACAGAGCAAGGAAGACAAGGATCTCCTCTCACTGGCCAGGAAGAGGATGACGGTAGCCGTCTCCGCTTATTCTGATTCCCGTGAAGATGAGATTGATGACCAACGCTTCAACGCCGGGTCACCTGACAACCATTGGCAATGGCCAGCGGATGTCCTAGCGACTCGCGGATCAGTTCAAGGACAGACGATCAATGCTCGTCCTTGCATCACGATCAACAAGCTCCCCCAACACGTCAAACAGGTCACGAATGACCAGCGCCAGAATCGTCCAGCCGGAAAGGTCATCCCTGCGGATGATAGTGCTGATGACGACGTCGCTGAGATCTTTGATGGCATGGTTCGGTACATCGAGTACTCGTCCGACGCCGACATCGCCTATGACACCGCTTGCGACAACCAGGTAACCTTCGGCGAAGGCTACTGGCGCATCACTACCAAATACTGCAACGAGAACTCATTCGAGCAAGACATTCGGATTGACCGGATTCGGAACTCCTTCTCAGTCTTCATGGATCCGTTGATCCAGGACCCATGCGGCGCGGACGCCCAATGGTGCTTCATCACTGAAGACTTGCTCAAGGAAGACTATGAGCGCCAGTTCCCAAATGCTGCTCCTATATCCTCTCTCCTGCAGCAAAGCGTCGGAGATCAATCTGTAGGACAGTGGCTAGGCAGCGAGACAGTCCGAGTTGCTGATTACTACTACATCGACCATCGTCCTGGAACTCTGAATGAGTACGTGGACGGTTCGACTGCGGTTGCCGGATCCCTTGATGCCAAGGCCGCAGAGCAGATCGGCTTGACAGTCAAGCGCAGCCGCAAGATCGACATGAAGGTAGTCAAGGTCTGCCGCATCAATGGATTCGAGGTTCTCGAGTCTAACGATTGGGCAGGCAAGTACATCCCAGTCATCCGAGTTGTAGGGAATGAATATGAGATTGATGGACAGCTTTATGTGTCTGGTCTTATCCGCAATGCAAAGGATGCTCAGCGGATGTACAACTACTGGGTATCACAGGAAGCTGAGATGCTCGCGCTCGCTCCCAAGGCTCCGTTCATCGGCTATGGTGGCCAGTTCGAAGGCTATGAGCAGCAGTGGAAGACTGCCAACACTACAAACTGGCCATATTTGGAGGCGAATCCGGATGTGACCGACGGGCAAGGCAACCCCTTGCCGCTGCCTCAGCGTTCCGCTCCTCCAATGGCTTCCAGTGGCCTATTACAGGCCAAAGCTGGTGCTGCTGACGATATTAAGGCCACTACAGGCCAATATGACTCCTCCTTAGGCCAGACATCGAATGAACGTTCAGGAAAAGCTATCCTTGCTCGTGAGAGGCAGAGTGACACAGGCACTTACCATTTTGTGGACAATTACGCTCGTGCTGTTCGTTACAGTACCCGCCAGGTGGTGGATCTGATCCCCAAGATCTACGACACAGCTCGTGTGGCACAGATCATTGGTATTGACGGCAAGACCGACTCCGCACAGATTGATCCAGCTCAGCCTGAAGCAGTGAAGACGATCCAGGATGAGAACGGGATCACTATCAAGAAGATCTACAACCCCAGCGTCGGCAAGTACGATGTGCGGGTAACGACAGGTCCGAGCTACATGACTAAGAGGCAAGAGTCTCTCGAAGGCATGGCTCAACTGCTCCAAGGTAATCCTGAGCTATGGGCTGTGGCTGGTGACTTGTTCATCAAGCACATGGACTGGCCAGGCGCAGATGAGATTGCCTCCCGCTTCTCGAAGACTATTGATCCGAAGCTCCTGGCTGGTGACGACGTCTCTCCTGAACTCCAGGCAGCACAGAAACAGATCCAAGGCATGGGTCAGGAGATGGACCAGATGCACCAGATGCTGCAGAATGTCCAGAAGTCACTGGATGTGCAGGAGCAAGAGCGCAAGGACTATGAGGCCCAGATCAAGGCCTATGATGCCGAGACCAAGCGAATCACTGCCATGGCCGCTGCAATGACTCCTGAGCAGATTCAGGACATTGTGCTTGGTACTGTCCATGGTATGATCACAAGCGGTGACTTGCACAGCCCCTCACTCCATGATGCTTTGACAGCCGGACCAGCTGAACCGGCTGAGCCACAATCGGAACCCACACAACCTGAACCTCAAGGAGACATGTAAATGCCCTCTCTAAATAATGTCATCCGTCGTCCTATCTATGGCACGGGTCAGAAGGTGGCTTACACAGGAACTGCTGGTTCAGTGACTGTTCCACCATACACACAGTCAGTGATGCTTTGGTGCTCCACCGTCGCACTGGTGCGAGTCGGCGCAGTGGCTACTGCCGCTGACTTGCCTATCCCGGCGAATGCCCCGATCATCATCCCTATCGGCAACACCGACGGAGGCCCCATCACTGTATCTGCAGTCCAGGACTCGACAGGTGGGACGATGTATGTCATAGCGATGGCGGACTAAATCATGTTCCTCAGCACTCCATCCATCAGCCCTGACGCCCTTGCCGACATTGGCAAGATCACTTCGGCCGACTTGGCCACAATCGCTCTTGCAGTGAATGGCTCCTTTGATGTGCGGATCAAGGAGCTATCTGACCTGAAGGCCGAGATCGACAAGTCCAACACAATCGCCAAGTCAATCGCTGCCGCTGCCAAATTGGAAGCTGCTTCAGCCTCCAAATTGGACCTGCTCGTCCAGCGTGAGGCCAAGATTGAAGAGCAAGAAGCCTCGCTCGCTAAGCGTGAGACCGAGATCACGCTTAATAAGGCCCAGATTGCTAAGCGTGAGGAGGCTGCAGCGGCTCGTGAGGACTTCCTCGCCGCCACGATCATCAAGACCGAGGCTGCGCAAGTGTCTGCCCAGAACCGTATTGACCACAGCCAGAATGAACTGAACATGGCTGTTGCTAAGCTCACACAGGACAGAGTCGAGCTGGAACAGGCCAAGATCGAGTTCAACGCTAAGCTGGTCGCTCTGAGAGCATAAAATGGCAACATATAACAAAGTCCCTGGCGCTATCGCCATATTGAACGCGGCAGTTAACAATGCCACTGACCAATGGGCCTTTGCTCTTGCGTTGACTGCCCCTGCCGGGACTACGTTCACTGCTGGAACCACTGACCTGGCTACCTCTGGTGGATACACTGCAGGTGGTACCAACGTCTCTACTACATCGTCTGCTGAAGCAGGTGGCACATACAAACTGATTCTAGGGGTCCCAGGACTCTGGACTGCTTCAGTTGGTGGCTTCACTTTCCGGTATGTGATCCTGGTCGACAAGACTCAGAACTTGAATGTTGGCTACTGGGACTACGGTGCAAATGTGGTGATGAACGGGGCGAACTCGGACACCTTCCAATTCACTCCAGATACCACCAACGGTGTCTACACTGAGGTTTAATTATGGCAGCTAAGACCGACCAAGTCATCATCCTGCCTCTTGACACAGGCAATACTGGTAAGAAGATACGCACCAAAGAGAGTGTCGTTGGTGCTAATACAGTTGAAGAGTACTTTTTCATACCGAGTTCTGAGCGTAGCACCACAGGGCAGTACAAGTTCGTTATCCCTGCTCAAGCTATCCCAACGGCCGTCCACACGGGCACCACGACAGGTTTCTTCTATCTAATCAATCCTCTGACTTCCACAGTCAAGATTGCGATTGATAGACTCTCTTTTAGGTCAAACTTCAGCACCACGCTTGCTGTTGATCTGATCGCCCCGCTGATCCATGTTTCTAGAATCTCATTCACCGGGACTCTCTCGGCAGCAACAACAACTCCAGCTAAACGAGCTACTGCGGATGCGGCTGCTCAAGGACTAATCTCAATCGCGTCAACTGGACTAACTGTTACCAACGTCGCTAACTGCTTTGGCTTGATTGGCCAGACGATGGACTTGCTGACTGGTGGAGCAGGACACTGGAATCCAGTTATTGATGAGTGGAACCCTGGTGGTGAGGATGATGAGCTTATTCTTGCAGCGGGAGAAGGCATAGTTGTTTGGTCTACCCTTGCAGTCACGACGGCCAACCGTAAGCTCATGATCACTGGGGCCTGGTTCGAGTTCAACTAGGGTAGATAATGGCTTTCACGCTCATTGACGGCGTTATCGCCAATGATGCGTTTGCGACCCCCGCCACCGCGGGTACATCACAATTAGTTGATGGCATCAACAACCAGGCTTTTCAGACAGCAGCCACAGCCACTGCGCAGCCTGTAGATGGAGTCCTCGGCCTAACCACTTGGACATTTAGTGGTGGAGGCACAGTCAATTACATATTGGCTGGTGCTGCAGGCTCTTACGCTATCTCTGGCCAAGCTGGAGTCTTCAGCTTCAACCGGAAGCTGGCTGGTGCCGCAGGCTCCTATGCTATTACAGGCTTGGCTGGATCCTTCCAGTTCAATAGAAAGCTGGCTGGGGCTGCAGGCTCTTATGCTATTACAGGCAATGCAGCCACCCTGACTTACACACCCGGGGCAGCGACAGTTAACTATGTCCTGTTCGGAGCGAACGGGGCCTATTCCTTAACTGGCAATGCAGCAACCTTTGCTGTGACCAAAAAGATGACAGGAGCGACAGGCTCTTACATACTGACCGGCAACGCAGCCACATTCACAGTCGGAAGACAACTTGCTGGGGCTGCAGGCTCCTATGCGATTACAGGTCAGTCTGGAACATTCCAAGTTAGCCGGAACCTTGGAGGAGCGACCGGGTCATATTCGATCACTGGCCAGAATGCGGCATTGACATACACCCCAGGAGCTGGGACAATCAATTACACCATGACAGGTTCCCCAGGATCGTACAGTATTACGGGGACAGATGCGACAATGATTTATAGTGGCGCTGTGCCGTCATTTGTGATCTATAATATCGCAATGTTTGGAATAGGCCCGTTAAACGGCTAACATGTACTGGCGCAAACACCAGGGATTCTCAAGGAATCAAGATGGACCCGGAAGTAGTTGAAGTAGTAGCGGAAGTACCCGCGTCAGACACTGGTGTTACGGCAACGCCTGCGTCCGAAGTAGTTACGCCGGTAGAAAGCCCCGTTGAGGCAGTAAAGACCTTCACACAAGAAGAGCTTGATGCAGCAATTGGCAAACGACTTGCTCGAGAGCAGCGTAAATGGGAACGTGAACGCCAAGTTGCAACTCCTGCACCTGCGCCAGTAGACGACCTGAAGATTGAACAGTTCGAGACCCCTGAGGCTTATGCCGAAGCGAAGGCCTTGAAGATTGTTCAGGATCGGGAACTTTACCGACAGCAAACGGAAATTGCAAGCGCCTACCACGAACGTGAAGAAGATGCACGAGGAAAGTACGACGACTTCGACCAAGTCGCCTATAACCCTCAGCTCCGAATCACTGATGTGATGGCCCAGACGATTCAATCCTCTGAGATAGGTCCTGAACTGGCCTACCACCTGGGAACGAATCCAAAGGAAGCTGATCGAATCTCCAAACTCGCTCCGCTTGTACAAGCCAGAGAGATAGGTAAGTTGGAAGCCAAATTGGTTTCTGCCCCGCCTGTCGTAAAGAAGACTTCGAGTGCGCCTGCGCCTTTTGTCCCTGTTACAGCTCGTGGACCTGCAACTCCAACCTACGATACGACCGATCCCCGGTCTATCAAGTCAATGTCGACTTCGGAATGGATTGCAGCAGAACGGGTCAGACAGATCAAGAAGCTTGAAGCAATGTCCCGTTAACTTCAATTCTTTCAAAGGAAAATCATGAGCAATTCCCTTCTTACCATTGACATGATCACCCGGAAGTCTCTCGAGATACTCGAGAACAACCTGGTGCTCACGCGCAATGTGAACCGGGCCTACGACGACAGCTTCGCTGTTGAAGGAGCCAAGATTGGTTCGACACTCCGCATCCGCCTGCCTGATCGTGCTAACGTGACTGACGGCGCCGCTCTAGTTGTCCAGGACGACAACGAACAGTACACGACCTTGACTGTGTCCAGCCAGAAACACATTGGCTTGAACTTCACCTCGGCTGAACTGACCATGCAGTTGGACGATTTCGCTGAACGCGTGCTCAAACCGCGTATCTCCCAGTTGGCCTCCAGCATTGACGCCGATGTGGCCTCGATCGCTTACCAAGGTATTGGCCAGTCGGTCGGTACTCCTGGTACTGTGCCTGCTACTTCCGCAGTGCTGCTTGCAGCCCAGCAGAAGATGAATGAGTCGGCAGTGATGCAAGACCCACGTTATGTGACTGTGAATCCTGCAGCTAATGCAGGCCTCGTGGAAGGCATGAAGGGCTTCTTCAATCCCACCGACATTATCAGCAAGCAGTTCAAGACTGGCATGATGGGTACTGGCGTATTGGGCTACAATGAGATCGCAATGTCTCAGTCGATCCCAGTCCACACCACTGGTAACTTCCCTGCTGCTCCGATTGTCTCGGCAACTGCGGCAACCGGTGACAGCACGATCTCCATGTCGTTCACCTCTGGTACGAAGACCTTGCTGAAGGGCGACGTGTTCACTGTGGCCAACGTTTATGCGGTCAATCCTCAGACTCGCCAATCGACCGGCTCTCTGCAGCAGTTCGTGGTGACAGGCAACTACGCCACTTCCGGTGCAGCTACTGCCTTCTCCACCCCCGCTGTGAGCGTGTACCCTCCGCTGTATCCTGCTACCCATGCCTTGGCTACCGTGAATCGTATGCCTACTGCCAGTGACGTGATCACCTTTGTTGGCACTGCCAGCACCGGTTACCCACAGAACTTGGTGTACCACAAGGACGCGATCACTTTCGCTACCGCCGACTTGCTGATGCCTCAAGGCGTGGACATGGCTTCTCGCCAAAACCATAACGGCATCTCAATGCGGATCGTGCGCCAATACGACATCAACAACGACCGTATGCCTTGCCGCATCGACGTTCTGTATGGTGCCGCAGTGGTTCGTCCTCCGATGGCCGTTCGTCTCTGGGGCTAAAAGCCTAAGGGGAGGAGCTCAACTCCTCCCCTTTATTTTCAACATTCTTTAAGGAAATTATCATGGATCTTGCTAAAGCAGGTGGTGGTTATCAAATCGGCGACGGTAATGGTAACGAAGTCTCGATGTACATGCGTGGTGTCCCCACGGCGATCACAGCAGCTTACACGCTGACTGCGGCTGATCTGGCCAATGGCTTGATCTCAGCTACCTCCGCAGGTAGCTACGCCCTGACGACCCTGACCGGAGCCCAACTGGATGCGCTCCTGGTCAACGCTCGTATCGGTTCCTCGTTTGACCTCTCGCTGACTCACGGCTCCGCAACCAACGTGATCACCTTGACTGGTGGTACCGGTGTGACTGTGGTTGGCCTGGCAACTGTGACTGGTATTACCAGTGCTACCTGGACCTTCCGTAAGACAGGCGACGCAACCTGGTCTGCCTACCGCGTAAGCTAATCTACGTAGGTAAAAGGCCCAGCCATCCGGCTGGGCCTGTTTTAAGGAGACTGATATGGCGACAGCCGGTGATCTGATTACAGGTGCCCTGCGCCTAATTGGTCAACTTGCGGAAGGTGAAGTCCCTTCCTCTGAGACATCAAACGACGCTTTGCTGGCTCTGAATCAGATGATTGACTCTTGGAATACCGAGCGTCTCAGCGTCTACACCACACAGGATCAAGTCTTCACTTGGCCTGCCTCTTTGATCTCCCGGACTTTAGGTCCGACTGGTGACTTCATCGGCAATAGGCCTGTGTTGCTGGATGACTCCACGTACTTCCGAGATCCTGGCACAGGTATCTCTTACGGTATCAAGATCATCAACCAGCAACAGTATGATGGGATCGCAGTCAAGACTGTGACATCTACTTTCCCTCAGGTCATCTGGCTGAACCCCGATGTTCCCAATCTGGGGATGTTCATCTATCCAGTGCCCACAAGGGACCTGGAATGGCACTTTATCAGCGTTACAGAGATTACCCAGCCTGCGACCTTAGCAACCGATTTAGTCGTGCCTCCGGGCTATCTACGGGCCTTCCGCTTCAATCTAGCGGTGGAGATCTCGACGGAGTTCGGCGTTGAGCCTCCTCCGAACGTCTCCAGGATTGCCATGTCCTCGAAACGGAACTTGAAGAGGATCAACAATCCAGAAGACATCATGTCTCTGCCCTACTCGATCGTTGGCTCTCGTCAACGCTTCAACATCTTCGCCGGTAACTACTAATGGACTCCCCAATCCTTGGAACTTGCTATGTGGCCCGCAGCGTCAATGCCGCGGACAATCGCATGGTCAACTTGTTCCCGGAGCAGACTCCAGAAGGCGGAAAGACTGCAGGTTTCCTAAACCGTTGCCCTGGGCTTCGGCAGATGCTTCAAGTAGGCACAGGCCCGATCCGAGGCTTCAGAGCCTTCGGTGGATATGCTTACATAGTGTCAGGAACTCAAGTCTACAAGATGGACACGAACCTGATCACAACGCTACTCGGTACAGTGAGCGGCACTGGTCCAGTGTCTATGACAGACAACGGAGTCATGCTCTTCATAGCCTGCAATCCCACCAGCTACACATACTACTCTGACACAGATGTCTTCGCTCAGGTCTCTGATCTGGACTTCATGGGTGCAAAGACAGTTACATACCTGGACGGCAGTATCTTCTACAATCCACCTGACACTCAGTTGATCTATTCAGTTAGAACAATTGCTATTGGGGGAGGAGTGATTGATCCGCTGGTTTATGACGCCTTGAACGTTGCAGGAGCGGAAGGTGCACCTGACAATATTGAAGCGATCATCACAGACCACAGAGAACTCTGGGCTTTTGGTACCCACTCAATCGAAGTCTGGTACGATGCCGGGACTCCAAACTTCCCATTAGCACGGATCCAAGGCGCGTTCAACGAGATTGGCCTGGCAGCGGCTTTCTCAGTTGCCAAGCTGGACAACGCTTTGTTCTGGCTCGGCTCCGACACACGTGGTAAGGGCATCGTCTACCGGGCGAACGGATACACTGGCGTTAGGCTATCGACTCACGCAGTTGAGTACGCGATCCAGAACTACCCGACAATTTCGGATGCTGTTGGATATACCTATCAGCAAGAAGGCCATGCCTTCTATGTGCTCAATTTCCCTTCGGCTAATGCCACATGGGTTTATGATGTAGCAACCAATGGCTGGCATGAGCGTGCTTCCTGGGACAATGGAGACTTCATTCGTCATCGGGCTAACTGCCAGATGATGTTCAATGGTGAGCTCTACCTAGGCGACTACGAGAATGGCAACATCTACACCTTCGATCTGGACACTTACAGTGATGGCCTAGGAGTTCAACGCTTTGTCAGATCCTGGAGGGCTTTGCCAACGGGACAGAACAACTTGGCCCGGACGACTCATCACTCCTTGCAGTTGGACATTGAGTCTGGCGTAGGCCTGGATGGAGAAGTCCAAGGTTCAGATCCACAGATCAATCTCCGCTGGTCGGATGACGGAGGACACACTTGGAGCAACTATCACTCAAAGTCGATAGGCAAGATCGGAGAACACGGCAAGCGGGTCATCTGGCGTCGGCTTGGAATGACCACGAAGCTTCGGGACAGAGTCTACGAGATATCAGGCACGGATCCAGTGAAGATCTCGATTATGGGCGCACAGCTCCTTGTTACAGGGACTCATGCTTAACGTCACCTCCATCCCCAGTGCTCGTGTTCCCTTCCTGGATGAACGGACTGGTCTGATCTCCCGTGAGTGGTTCGCCTTCTTTCAGAACTTGTTTACTTTGACGGGTGGGGGAAGCAACGATGTCTCACTGCTTGAAGTTCAGTTCCCCCCTGCTCCTAACCCAGGAGATCAACAGAATCCTGAGCCTGCATCGCTGTTTGAAGTTCCACAGCCTCAGATAGGTGTTGACCCCGTCCTTGATCCAGCTATAGGCTTGACAGTCGAGAGCCTTCAATCTTTGCTTGCAGCGACGGAGGCGGCAGCGATAGCTCCTGCTCCTTCAACTCCTGGTCTGAGCGTGGTGACAACTGACACTACGCTTACAGGTTCAGGGACGACATTGTCTCCGCTTGGCGTGGCTCTCAAATCCCCAGTCACCATCGCAGCAGATTACACAGTCCTGGACACAGACAAATGGATCATCAACAACAAGACTTCGGCTTGTGTGTTGACTCTCCCAGTTGCAGCCACTTGGCCGGGACGTTTAATCACTGTTCAGAACTACCAGGCCTTTGCGGTCACTTCAGCCTCGTCCAACGTCGTTCCTCAAGGCGGCGGTGCTGCCGGAACTGCAGTGCTGCTTGGTGTCGTAGGCAACTGGGCAGCTTTGGTGTCCAATGGCACAAACTGGGTGATAATGCAAGCAGCACCAAACAACATCCTTCTTTTGGAGTAACATTATGACAGTAACAGTCAAAGTCCTGATCCCGGCCAAGATCGCTGAAGCCACTCAGACTACTCAATATACGGCCTCGAACATCAAGACACTCATCGACAAGTTCACGGCCACCAATTACTCTGCCGTGACTGCCACTCTGTCAGTGAACCTGGTCACATCCGGCGACACTGCGGGCAACCAAAACTTGGTGGTAAAGACGAAGAGCTTGCAGCCAGGAGAGACTTACACCTTCCCTGAAGTCGTTGGACAAGCACTGGACACTGGCGGCTTTATCAGCACTATTGCAGGGACAGCGACCAGCATTATGATCCGCTCCAGCGGACGTGAGATTACATAATGCAGTTGGCCCTCAACAAGGTTGAGGCTCTCGAAAGAGAGCTGCTCAAGATGCCCCAGGCCGAGATTGTGACGATTCACGAGTTCCCTGAAGGCAAGTATGAGCGGACGATTATCGTCCCACCTTGGACAGTCCTCACTGGTGCTGCTCACAAGACTCCTTATCATGTTCGACTGGAACAAGGAAGCACAGCCACAGACATCAATGGTGAGATCAAGACGTTCTCTGCCCCCTGTGAGTTTGACGCCCCTGCCGGAGTCAAGCGGGCAGGCTGCGTGTTTGAGGAAGGCATGACCTGGACAGATGTCTACGACAATCCCGACAACTGCCAGGACTTGGCTATCCTAGAAGCTAGGCTTTATGAGATCCCAGACTGCGGGCTTGCAGAGAGCAGGACAGACGCTCAGCGAGCTCAAATCGACTACACAGCATTCTTGCACGAAGCCGGGATGACAGCAGAGCGAGTCCACCAGATTACAAACATATCCTCAGACTTGATTGATATGCCTCCGGAGTACGCAGTCGAGCTCAAAGAGTCAAATATCCACGGTATGGGGCTGTTTGCCTCCAAATCCTTCAAAGAACGCGATCTAATATGCGCTGGACGGATCGAAGGCAAACGGACTCCAGGCGGAAGATACATCAACCACTCTCCAAAATCCAATGTCATGCCAGTACTAATCGGAGACGACATTTACGCAGTAGCTACCCGAGATATTGCGGAAGGAGAAGAATTACTGGTTGACTACCGGGACTCACATCGAGTCAACTTCGGTCTCACGACACAAGGAGAGCTAACATGAGCGGATGGGTTGCAGGCGCTGTCGTAGGAAGCGCAGTTATCGGTGGAGTAATGTCCAACAAGGCGGCCAACACACAGGCCGATGCTGCCAATCGAGCCTCGGACTTGTCGGCCCAGGCTGCTTCTGAAGCCACGGCTCTTCAACGGGAACAATGGGTCCAACGCCAGGCTGACCAGAAGCCTTGGCAAGAGGCTGGCGTCAATGCCCTCGCCTCACTGACCAAGGGGACTGCGGAAGGCGGCTCAATGGTCCGACCCTTCTCGATGTCTGACTACAAGGCTGATCCAGGATATGGCTTCCGCTTGAAGGAAGGCATGAAGGCCTTGGAGGGCACTGCCGCATCACGCGGGGGCTTAATGTCTGGCAACGCGATGCGGTCCGCTATCGGTTATGGCCAAGACATGGGCTCACAGGAGTACCAGAATGCCTACAACCGCTATCAGACAGACCAAGGCAACCAATACAACCGACTGGCCTCGATGGCTGGCCTCGGCCAAGCAGCTAATACAAGTCTGGCTAATGCAGGCCAGACCTATGCTAACAATGCCGGGAACAATCTGATGACTGCCGGGGCCAATGCTGGTAATGCTGGAATGGCAGGAGCCAATGCCAACGCCTCCGCTTACCAAGGATGGGGATCGGCTATCGGAACAGGCCTTCAGCAGTTGAGCAAGATCAATTGGACTCCCCAATCCAACAGCGTCCAACTGACCGACGGAACGACGTTCTCCAACTAAGGACCAATCATGGCGGGCGAACTTAACTTCAATCTACTAGACCAGAACATGCCAGCGAAGATCGCTGGCAGTGTCACTGGAGCCTATCAGGCCGGTCAAGACCGGGATCGGGCTACACAACAGTTTGAGCAATCCAACTTGTTGGCCAAGGCTCAATTGGAACATGCTCAGTCGCAGAACGAGCTTAGCAAGTACACGCTGAACACGGCGAAGCGGACTGACGAGCAACAGATGGCCCTCGACACGATGATGAAGCAGGGGTTCGATCCAAAGAACGCTGAACACCGGATGAAGCTCCGCGGGATGGGAGCTCCAGGCATGGCGATGGAGAAGTGGCTCGTTGAACAAGAGTCCAAAGACATCGAGAATGCTGGTAAGAAGATTAAGACAGCAAAAGAGACGCAGGACTTCTTCAACCAGGGCAAACGGGACTTGTCGGAGAATCCTTCCGACGCGAACGTCACCGCCTGGACGGAGGATGCGGTACTCAAGGGCTTTATGAGCCAAGCTCAGGCGGATGAGAGCCTCAAGCACATGTTGGGGATGCCTCCCGACGTGAGGAAGTCTTACTTGGCTAAATCCGGTTCAACTGCCGGTGACCTCAAGGTTCCTCCGACAGACCTGGCCAAGGCCGAAGCAGAACTTGCAGCTCTGCCTGCAGGAGATCCTCGTCGTGCTGCCTACGTTGACTACATTAAGAAGCTCACGACACATGCCCCGCGGGCAGTGACCTCAGTTACGCTGAACACCGCACAAGAGAAAGAGTTCGAGAAGGAACTTGGAACAGGACAAGCGAAAGCGTTGCTGGCCAGCAAGGTCGGAGCGGAAGATGCAAGGGCCATGCTTGACACAATCAAGACAGGCCGACAGATCCTTAACTCAGGCATGATCACTGGATCTGGCGCTAACTTCTTTATCGCCCTTGACCAGGGCTTGAAGAAGGCAGGCATTGACTTCGGAGGGGATGCTTCCGCGAACTCACAGGCCTATGTCGCCAATATGGCTCAGAACGTTGGCAAGCTCATCAAGCAGTTCGGTGCTGGTACAGGCTTGTCCGACGCTGACCGAGCCTACGCCGAGAAGATGGCAGGCGGCAGCGTGGCGATGGACGAGAAGGCTATTCGGAAGATCTTGGACATCAACGAGCGAGCGGCCAACAACACCATCAAGCTTCACAACAAGAAGTCTGCCGGGATCAAGACCAACATACCCCTGACAGTTGAAGTAGATCCTGAAACCCCTGCCCCAGCTGCTCCTGCAGGTGGAGGAGCACTCAGCCCGGCAGAACAAAAGGAACTTGAGGCCTTGCGGTCTCGGTTTAAGAAGTAATGGACCCCCGAGAAGAACTTGCAGCACTCCGCCGGATGGCTGAGCTTGAAGCGAAGGCTTCAGGAACTACTACGCCAGACGCTCCAGCAGCGACTAAGCCAACAGCTTCTACTGGGGACATTATCGCCGGGCTTCCTGCTACTCGGATGCTTGCCGGAGTAGTTTCCCCTGTCGTAGGAGCCTTCCAAGTAGGAGCCAATATCGGAGACTGGATCAACGGAAAGATTGGGCAAGATCCAGTCCTAGGCCCGTGGATTGCTGAACAGATTGCTGCTTACGACCAGTCCAAAAAGCGAGGCATGGAAGCCTTAGGCAACTCTGGCCCAGACTTGATGGGTATCGCCGGTTCGGCTCTGACAGGCGGAATAGGCCTGAAAGGTATCGCTCCCGCAGCCACTTACCTAGGCAAGGTTGCTCAAGGGGCTACCGTTGGTGCTGTCGCTGGTGCAACGACTCCATCTTCGACTCCTGGCATAGCGGAGACAGGAAAGCAAGCCGCTGTTGGCACGGCACTCGGGGGCGTGGTTCCTGCAGTCACTCCTGTCCTCAAGGCTGGCTACCATGTGATCGAGCCTATGTTTGACAAAGGACAGGCTGCTATCAAACAACGGGCCTTGGTGGAAGCTGCAGGGGATCGTGGGCCTCAAGTGCTCAACGCTCTCCGCGACCCGAGCCAGAACATACTTCCTGGATCCTTGCCGACTGCGGGTGAGGCAGCAGTGCCTGCCGGAAGCGTTGAGTTCTCCGCGCTCCAGAAGTCGGCAAGCAAGGCCCCAGGAGCCGCATCAGAATACCTTGCACGCGCCGATGCGACCAAGTCCGCGCAGATCAATCAACTGAGGACCGTTGGGCGCACTGAGGCCGATCTAGTGGCCGCTGAGGCCTCTCGTGACGCCAACGCTTTGGTGAACTATGCGGCGGCCAACAACGCTGGTATCGACCAAGGCATGGCCGCTGCCCTCAAGCCTCAGATCCAGGACTTGATGACTCGGCCTGTGATGCTGAAGCTCAAGAAGGACACAGTCAAATGGGCTGCGGACAACAGCATTGCCACACCTAACTTCGGATCGGTTGAAGGCCTCGACTACCTGAAGAAAAGCCTGGATCGTCAGATTAAGGCCGCTGCCGCCGGGAACGATGCCAAGGCCGCTGCCGACCTCGTCACCTTGATGAAGAACAAAGAGGACTTGCTCTTTCTGCTGAAAGACATTGCTCCTGCCTATGACTCTGCTCGTGCTGCCTTTGCTGCTCAGAGTGTCCCAGTCAACCAGATGCGTGTTGGACAGTACCTCGAGAACAAGTTGGTCCCAGCACTTGGGGAAGACGGTAAGCTCCGTGCTGCCTCATTCGCAGGCGCGGTCAAGGATGCTCCAGGCACGATTCAGCGCTCACTGGATGGATCTCCGAGGTTCCAAAAATTGACATCAATACTGGACAAACCTCAGATGGATGCGGTACAGTCGGTCGTGGATGACTTGGCTCGTGGGGCCAGATTCGAGGACATGGCTAAGTTCGGTGGGCCGACAGCAAACGCAATGAACCTGGCTACTGAGTCAATTGGTGGAGGCGGGAGCGGAAAGCTTCCTGGACTGCTCTCCCGGGCTGCTGCAGTTGCTAACATGCTGATCGCTCGTGCTGAAGGACGACTGGACAAGAAACTGGCTTTGGAGCTTGCTAAAGAGATGCTCTCTCCGGCAGCGACAGCCAACTCATTGGAGAAGGGCTTGGCTTCACAGGCTACAAGTAATAGTTTGGCTAAGGCAAGGCTTCCAGTGACCGCGGTCGGAGTCCAGGCCTCAACCAACGCAATGCAAAAAGGAAAGTAACATGACGGTATCCCTCTCTCCTATCGGTGGTGCTGCAAGTCAGTTCTTCAATAGCAATGGCGTTCCACTCTCCGGTGGCAAGATCTACACCTATGAGGCTGGAACAACCACGCCCAAGGCTTGCTATACCGAAGCAAATGGACTCACGGCTCACTCTAATCCGATCATCTTGGATTCGACTGGCCGGGTCCCAGGCGGAGAGATTTGGTTGACTTCAGGCCAGGCTTACCTGTTCCTCCTAAAGACCTCGAATGACACGCTCCTTGGTACTTGGGACAACATCTACGGTTACGCCGCAGGAGCGGAGAATGCGGTGACCGAAGTCCAAGTGGCTACATCAGGTCAGACAGACTTCGTCCTAACCTCGATGATCTACACTCCTGGAACAAATACTCTAGGTGTGTTCATCGACGGAGTGAATCAAGTAGTCAACAACTCCTACACCGAAGTCAGCTCAACCACAGTAACCTTTGTCTCTGGACTTCACGTTGGGGCAGTGGTCAAGTTTATCCAGATCAACTCCGCTGCCACAAGTTCAGACTTGGTAACCTACCTCCCTTATGGAGCACT